AAGACTGCTGGTAACTATGTGGGCTCATTCGTTGCGATGATTGAGATAACAAGTCAATGGCCTTTAACAATAGCAAGTATAGCATAATAGGAATAAATTAATGTATCTAATATTTGAAAATAACAATCTAAAGTTTGTCACTACCGAGGATCCTAATAGTTCAGAGTCCATTATCATTCTCAACGAAAATTCAGTTGTTAGAGAAGTTGCAGATGACTTTGCAATAGAACATAGAATAATAACATTAGATAATAATGACATAAAGTCGGTACACGAAGATTTAGTAGCATTAGCACAATCTTCTGTATTGCCCATGTTGAGATTTGAAAGAGACAATAGACTCAAAGAAACCGATATTTGGGGTTTACAGGATTATCCTGCAAGTTCTCAACAGCTAGCTTATAGACAGGCTTTAAGAGATATAACAGACTCTTACGATTCATTAGATGGTGTCGTTTGGCCTACAAAGCCCTAAACACAGTTAAACAAAGGTATAAATAGTACTATGGCTAAACCAAATTCAAGACAGACCTTTATAGATTACTGCTTCAGAAGCTTAGGTGCACCTGTGGTAGAAATTAACGTAGATGACGACCAAGTAGATGATAGAGTAGACGAAGCTCTGCAGTTCTATCAACACTACCATTCAGACGCTATTGAAAAGGTATACTTAAAGCATAAAATCACTGCTAGTACACTCACACTATCGACTGCCACAGCTGCAAACTTTACAGTAGGTGAAATTATCACAGGTAGTACTTCAGGCGCCACGGCAATTGTGAATAAAACTTCTACTGGTTCATCATTAGTGTATACCGATTTAACACACTTAGATAGCATACCATTTCAAACAGAGACTATCACAGGTACTAGTAGTTCGGTAACTGCAGTAGTATCATCCATAGTTGTAGGTAATATTGAAAATAAATTTATACCAATTAATGCTTTAATCACTGATGTTGTTAGAGTAATGCCCATTCGTGATACTACCTCAACCAATAGTTTGTTTGATGTTAAATATCAGATTCATTTAAACGATGTATACAATTTAGGTTTCTTAGGTTCTTTAATAGACTATTCTATGACACAACAATGGATGTCATTAGTAGATGGAATGATGGGCCCATCGGATAAGCACATATCATTTGAAAGACATAAAGATCAATTAAGAATCGACATGGACTGGTTATCAGAAGTTGTATTAAATCAATACATTGTAGTAGAATGCTACAGAATAATTGATCCAGACACCTTCACTGATGTATGGAACGACTACTATTTGAAGCGTTATGCAACTGCATTGATCAAACAACAATGGGGTCAAAACCTGTTGAAGTTTGAGGGAATGACAATGCCCGGTGGTGTTCAATTCAACGGTCGACAACTATTCGATGATGCTAGAGAAGAAGTCGAAAAATTAACCGAAGAAGTTAGATTGAATTGGGAACAACCAGTCGATTTCTATATAGGATAATACAATGCCAAGAAATGTATATTTCAGTCAGGCAGTAAGATCCGAGCAGAGTCTATATGAAGACTTGGTTATCGAATCACTAAAAATCTTTGGGCAAGATGTCTATTATATACCTAGAAGCCTAGTAGAACGAGATACGATTTTGGGTGAAGATCCGGCATCTAAGTTTGATGACGCCTATCTGATTGAAGCATATATAGAGAACCAAGACGGATTTGAAGGGGCTGGTGACTTATATCAGAAGTTCGGTTTAGAAATTAGAGATGAGGCTAACTTCATTATATCTAAGCGACAGTGGGAAAGTTTAATAGGTCTATATAATAATACCCTAGATAATGTACATAAGCCTAAAGAAGGCGATATCATATTTTTACCAATGTCCAATTCGTTCTTTGAAATTACATTTGTAGAACATGAACAACCATTCTATCAGTTATCTAATCTACCAGTTTATAAATTAACCTGTTCATTGTTTGAATACAGTGAAGAACAGTTTGATACCGGTATTGATGGCATAGATGATATGGCTGCACTTAACGCATATCAAACTACTTTAACCGTAGATGTTACTAACAATGCTCACTTCACTAAGGGAGAGATAATATCACAAACCTTAGTTGCTGCAGCAGGTGAAGTTCCTGCTATTATAGTCTCGGGCACAATCTCTGGTATTACTAAAAATTCTACTACAGGTGCAACGATTCAGGTAATCAATGTTGGTGTGACTGGTTCTTCTGGCGAAATGAGAGAGTTCACGGTATCTGCTTCTATAGGATTAGTTGGTGCAGAAAGTGCAAATACTTGTTTCATTACAGATGCAGCAGATGTTGCTGATGCTACCTCCTTTGCCCTTGATGAACAATCACAGAATTATGCCTTTGAATTAGAAGCTGATGGATTCTTAGACTTTACCGAAAGTAATCCATTCGGCGACCCATCGGAGACATACTAATGTTCGGTAACCATTTCTATCATTCCACCATGAGAAAGGCTGTAGCAGTCTTCGGTACTATCTTTAATAATATTAATGTTATCAGAACTAAAGCTGATGGTACAGTATTGAATCAGATTAAGGTACCACTATCATACGGACCTAAACAGAAGTTTCTAGCAAGGCTCGATACATCGTCTGGTGCTGATGCTTCTATGGCGATGAAACTCCCTAGAATGGCATTTGAAATAGCATCATTAGAACTGGACTCTACTCAGAAACTAGGCAAAAGAAATACTATTACAGAATCACATGCTTCTGATGTTACTAAGAAGAAGACAATTAAACATCAAGTAGCATATAATATTAATGTAACATTATTTGTTATGGCTAAGAACCAAGATGATGGACTTCAAGTAGTAGAACAGATCTTGCCATACTTTCAGCCAGAGTACACAGTTACGATTTCGCCAGTAGCAGGATTTGCATATAAACAAGATGTGCCTATTATACTAACTGGTGTTAATATTTCGGATGATTATGAAGGCGACATGATAACAAGAAGGGCTCTCATATATCAATTAGACTTTACTATGAAGATGAAATTCTTTGGGCCGCTTGGTAACCAAGGTGTTATTAGGTCAGTCAACATAGACCTGAATGGTAGTGTTGGTGGATCAGATATCTTGGAAGAAATGTCCTTTACTATAAACCCATCTACTGCAGACGAGGATGATGATTACTCGGTTACTACCACGATTACTTAATTGTTATGGATATAATTATGGAAAATAAGAAAGATAAGCTTAAAGCATCTTTAGAGAAGAATCTGCCTACAATTAGCAAGGCCAAGCCTCTAGTGATTGATAAAGATATAAAAGACGACTATGAATTCTCTAGGAAGACATATAAAGATTTAATCAATACTGGTGTCGGTTCTTTGGATATACTGGCCGAACTTGCAAGAGAGTCCGAACATCCCCGAGCATTCGAAGTACTATCCCAAGCTATTAAGAACATTGGTGATACTACTGATAAGCTTATGAGTCTGCAAAAAGCCAAAAAAGAATTAAATAAAGAAGAGAAAGAAAAGGAAGACCAATCAAAGGTCACTAATAATAATGTATTCGTGGGTTCTACTACCGATCTACAAAGGCTACTAGCCAAAGAAAATGAGAAGATTATAAATCATGCAGAGGATAAAGAATAGCGAATTTGGCTATCTAGGTAATCCTCAAGTAAAACGGGACGGCGTAGAAACACAGTTCACTAAAGAAGAAGTACTGGAATATGCTAAATGCATGAATAATCCAGCATACTTTGCCCGCACCTATCTGAAAGTAATTTCACTTGATCAGGGATTAGTGCCGTTTGACTTATACCCATATCAAGAAAAGATGTTTAGCCACTTCAATGATAATAGATTCTCTATTGTTTTAGCATGTAGACAATCAGGTAAATCAATATCATCGGTAGGTTACTTACTGTGGTTTGCATGTTTCCACCCAGAAAAGAACATCGCAGTTCTCGCTAACAAGGGCGCTACTGCTAGAGAGATGTTAGCTAGAGTAACATTAATGCTTGAGAATCTACCATTCTTTTTACAACCCGGTTGTAAAGCATTGAATAAAGGTTCTATTGAATTTTCTAATAACTCTAAGATTATGGCTGCAGCAACCTCTGGTAGTTCCATTCGTGGTCTATCTATTAACTTATTATTCCTTGACGAGTTTGCATTTGTAGAGAATGACGCACAATTCTATACATCTACATATCCCGTTGTATCATCTGGTAAAGACACTAAGGTTATTATTACCTCTACAGCAAACGGTATAGGTAACGTATATCATAAAATCTGGGAAGGAGCATCACAGGGAACTAACGAATATAAGGGTTTCAGAGTCGATTGGTGGGACGTCCCAGGACGTGATGATGAATGGAAACGTCAGACGATTTCTAATACATCTGCCTTACAGTTTGAACAAGAATTTGGTAATACATTCCATGGACGAGGTAATACTCTAATTGATGCTAACCATTTACTAGCTCAGCAGTCAGTAGAACCTATTGAATATAAAGAGAACATATGGGTTTATGATTCTCCTAAACAAAACCACGACTATATAATGACAGTGGATGTGGCAAAAGGTAGAGGACAAGACTACTCTACATTTAATGTTATTGATGTTTCGGAAAGACCTTTCCAACAAGTTTGTTGTTTTAGGGATAATAACATATCACCTCTACTACTACCCGATCTAATATATAAATATGCTAACTACTATAATGAAGCATATGTGATTGTGGAAAGTAATGACCAAGGTGGTGTAGTTTGTAACGGTCTATACTATGATTTAGAATATGAGAATATGTTTGTAGAATCATCTATTAAGGCTAATGCTCTTGGCGCGACAATGACCAAGAGAGTTAAAAGGATTGGTTGTTCTACTATAAAGGACTTAATAGAACAGCGTAAGCTAGTTATCAAAGATTCTAATACTATTATAGAAATGAGTACCTTTGTAAGTAAAGGCACATCATATCAAGCAGTAGGGTCTAACCACGACGATTTAATGATGAATTTAGTTATGTTCGCGTGGTTTGTTACTACAGATATATTTGAAGGCATATCAGATATTAATATGAAAGATATGTTATATAAAGAAAGACTAAAAGCAATACAGGATGATATGTTACCATTTGGATTTATACCAGATACTATTGAAAAACCTAAGGGCGAGAAACTAATGGGCGATGATAACCTTTGGTTTGAGGGTGACGCATTCGACAAGTTGTTACGATAGGATGTGGTTATTTATAAATAATAGTAGTGAAAATTCGTAAAATACGGATTTAAATTCGTATTATGAACAACATATTAACTAACTCAATGAGAGGATAAAGCGATGGCATTTCAAGTATCACCGGGAGTTCAGGTCAATGAAATCGATGCAACAGGGGTAGTCCCTGCAGTATCAACTTCTATAGGCGGGACAACTGGGTCATTTAATTGGGGTCCGGTAGCTCAGATTGTAACTGTAACTTCAGAGAAAGAACTAGCAGAGACATTCGGAACACCAGATTCTAACACATATAAACATTTCCTCACGGCAGCATCATTTTTGAAGTACGGTGCAGCTCTCAAGGTAGTCAGAACTAAAACTGGGCATGTGAATGCTACAGCAGTAGGTGGCGGACTCTTTGTAGGAAATGACACTAATTATGAAGCCTTATCGGGTATTTCACAAGGAGCTTGGGTAGCTAAATATCCCGGCGTCTTAGGTAATAGTATCCGAGTATCGGTATGTCCGGCTAATGCAACTGCATATGCCGCATGGGCACCATCCGATGCAACACACCCTAAATATAAAGATAACGTATCTGATGTCCCTGGGACTTCTGATTACGCTGCAGATTTAGGTAAAACCTCAGCGGCCGATGAGATGCATATCGTCGTTGTGGATATAAACGGAGCGTGGTCAGGCAAAGATGGAACTATATTAGAAACCTTTGAATTTGTTTCACAGGGTTCTGATGCTAAAAGTTCTGATGGAACTTCTAACTACTACAAAGATGTGATTAATGCACGATCTAAGTATATCAGACATATCGGTGTTCCAACTGGATTAACCGATGCTGGTGAAACAATCGCATCAAACACTACATTCACAACTGTAACAGCGCCTATTGAAAATTCATTAAGTGGTGGCACTGATGATAATTCACCTACAGCCGGAGAGATCAGTACAGGTATTAATCTGTTTGCAGACTCTACTACTGTTGATGTAAACTTATTGTTTGCATATCCAGATGCTAACGGAGTTGAATTAATTGCAGAAAGTCTTATTACTCTTGCAAAAGGTAGAAAAGACTGTATGGCATTCGTATCTCCACCTATTGAAGATTCGAGAGATGCAACCGTACCAACCACTGATGTTAGTGGATGGGTTGCAGGACTAACTTCAACCTCATATGCTTCTGTGGATTCTTCTGCAGTTTATGTATATGACAAGTATAATGATGTGTATCGTTGGATTGGTGCAGCCGGCCATGTTGCTGGTCTATGTGCTAATACTGATAACGTAGCAGATGCATGGTTCTCACCAGCTGGTGTTAATCGTGGTCAACTACTAGGTATTACTAAGTTGGCATATAACCCTAGCAAAGCTAATAGAGATACTCTATACAAAGCAAGATGTAACCCACTGGTATCATTACCAGGTCAGGGAACTATCTTGTTTGGAGATAAAACTTTGTTGAAGAGACCATCTGCTTTCGATAGAATCAATGTTAGACGATTATTCATTACTTTAGAAAAGGCGATCTCAACTGCTGCAGAAGCTCAACTGTTTGAATTCAATGACGAGTTTACTCGCGCACAATTCAGAAACTTGGTTGAACCATTCTTACGTGACGTAAAAGGACGTAGGGGTGTAACAGACTTCTCAGTTATATGTGATACTACTA